CTGTAAAGTTTGTAGAAAAATATTTAGCGGAAGCTTCAAAGGCTACTGCAAAAAGTACAAACGAACCTGCTCTTGCTTTAGCACAAAAAGTCTTACAAGATTCAAAAGATGGTGTTCTTGACTTTAAAACACTTAAAGAGTTTAGAACATCTTTAAGTAAAGACTTGGGTTCGTGGGAGTCGGCTGGTGCAAAATTAAATAATCAACAATCAAGAATAAAAGAATTGTATGGGTATGTTTCTAAAGATTTAGACGAATTAGTTGCGAGATCAGAAAACCCTGATGCCCTAAATGCATACAAAGCTGTAAATGATTTTGTACACAAAAACATGAGACCGGGCGGAGATATGCGTTTCATAGATAAATTATTAGTTAAGGGACAAGAAGACGCTACTAGTGCATTAAGGTTTGCATTAAGTGGGACAAAACAAAGTGGAGAAGCAATTAGAAAGCTTAGAAGAAATTTTACCGATGAAGAGTTTAATGCACTTTCAGGTTACATGCTTGGCAGAATGGGAATGCCGAATGCAGGAGTTGCAACAATGGCAGAGTTGGGTGCAGAAGGCGTAGCCAAAGAGGGTGCTGAGTATATGACTGAAATGGGCTTTTCCCCTAAAACTTTTTTAAGAAACTGGAACACATTAAGTAAAGAAGCAAAAGAAGCACTCTTTAAAGGTACCAACTATCAAGATTTGGTTCCTGAGCTAGACAACTTGGCTTTTGTGATTAACAGAATCGGTGAATCCGCTTCAGCAATGGCTAACCCGTCAGGAACATCAAGGGTTGCTTATGCAATGGGTATGTTTGCTCCTTTGGCGGCAGAAGTTGTACCCGGTGTTGCAAGTGAGGGTTTCGAGTATGGTTTAACAGCTTTAATCGCTCCATATGCTACCGCAAAATTATTTACAAACAAAGACATGGTAAAATGGTTTGCAGATGGGATACAAAAATCAGTTTATAGCCCACAATCATTTGGTCAACATGTAAGAAGGTTGTATCAAATTAGCGAAATAAATCCTGATATCAGGGATGAAGTTCGAGCTATGCTGAATGGGTTAACACAAGAATCTGTAGAACCCATATCATATCAAGACTCTTCTTCAGAACAGGAAAAACCTGCGGAAGTAAAAAACGAATTAAGCTTTAGGCAATCAACTCCATCCTCTATTGCCGATAAAGTCATTCCGCAAGCTCAAAACAATAAAAATATTAAAACTCAACTAGATCAAATGCTTGCTTCTTTCCAACCATCAAACATCCCACTGGTTCCACCTGCTACTGCTGTTAGACCACAGGATATGTTATCTGAAACGATCTTACCTAATCCAAAAGACCGAGAGTTGGCTGAACGCCTAGCTATGCGTTCTTCAGGGATTGGCTCTTTAACTTAGATTAAAGCTGATCTATATCAAACTGAACATTCATTTTATTCCCATAAAACTTAGAAGTTTGTACTCCTAGATTTATAAAATACTCAGCCATCTTTCTTGGGCATTTATTCTTCGCACTAGCAAGTGCAAACAACTGATCAGACAAATGCTTGTCAATGACTATGGGAGTAATGTCCTGTTCAACTCTTTTTGAGCCTTTTATTTCTTTGACAATATCTTTAGGAAAATGTCCTGCTAACATGATTGTCTCCTAGTTATACAGCTTCCCCCTCTTGCTGTTGCATTACTTTTTTGTGATTGGTCTCAACCATTAAACGGATTTGATCAATCTTTTTTCTTCTTTCTAAAGAACAAATCTCTTGCAATAACTCGTAGGTTTTTAGATCGACTGTCAAGGTTCTGTAGCCCTTGTTGTAGTCACCCATATCAATCTCCTTTATGTACTTAAAAGTGAATTGTAACTGATTATAATACATTTGAACACAATATTAACACTTTATTAGCATATAAAAAAAACATCAATAAAAGTGTTAAAAAGTGTTGTAATTATCTGACAATTTGTTATTATAGGTATGTAGGAAATAGTTCTTACACATTGGAGAAAAGAAAAAATGGGAAAAAAATATTACAAAGCAGAACTTCCAAATGCAAGAGACTACATTGCAAGAGGTGGGTCTGTGTTGAGAACAACTGCAAATGGTATCTACCATTATGCAAGCTTTCAAGGAAATGTAACTGGTTTATCTTTTACAAATAAGCCAACAGGTGACAGAAATTACAATGTTGTAGAGCTTACTCAGAAAGAACACACTGCACTTAAAAAAGAAGAAAAGGCACTTCAAAATATGCCAGTGGTTACTTTAGTTGCAGACACACAGCAGGGTGTAAAAGAAATCTTAACAACCAATGATATGAAGAGAAGATTGGTTAGAAATTGGTATTACAGAAATATTAGACACTGGAATACATGTGAAGCTATAAAGCAAGCAAAAAAAATTATGGATGAAACAAGGGGGGTAGCGTAATGAAATATTTTAATAACAGAAAATTTAGTTTGATGAATTACATGTGTGACATTCTGTTTGATTTCTACGAAAAAAATAAATTAGAACACATGTGTGCCTTAGAATCTCGAATGAGTGGTAACTACAAAACTGAAGACCAAAAGGAATGGTTGGAAAGATTTGGCGATGTTTGGGACAGAGTTGAAAACAGAGAGGTAGAGAGAAGTGTTCACAAGTGTTGACATTCAATGCTTGTGAGAGTAAATTTAAGTTTGTTCATTTAAACAAGGAGAATCAAAATGGTAAGAACAAGAAAAGACGAGACTTACGATCAGATGGTTGCAAGATACAGGAAAGACCTTGGAGATGATATCCATGAGACATACACAGGGCGTTGTGTCCTTGGTGACCATGGTGAGTTCACATCTACCTTTGAAGGATTCCTCAACAATCCTATTGGTTGCAACTCTTGTCAAAGAGAAGGCATGACTGCATGGGATAAGGACTTCAATGAAGCATTGGTTTGGGAGGCAATAAAAAAAGTTATTGCAGATAAAAATAAACCTAAAGCAGAGGAGGAAGAAAGTGACACAGTATAAAGATGTTGTAGAAAAACAAAACCAAAAGCTTAAAGCAGAGAAAGATGCAAACACGCTTGTTAGCCTTGGTTGGCAAAGAGAAGAAATTGGCAAACCTAATGTTGTCAGACACAAGATGTATCGAAATAGAGTAGAATATGAATATTCTGATAAACGCAAAAAGCCACACACAGAATGGCTATAAATTATCCATGCGGTTGGTTTGACGCAGAACAATTACCAAAGGAAGAAGATGAGTGATCCAACAAAAGATTTATACGACTACAAAGGTAACTTCTATGATGATGTTACTAAAAAACTTTATAAGTGGTCGGAATTTAAAAAAATATTAAAAGAAAGAAACGAGGGGGATAAAAAGGATGGTGCAAAAAAATAAACCTATAAGCTTTGAGCAAGCTTTGTATGCTTACAAATGTCATTACCAAGACATGTACAACATGAGTGATGTGGAGATGCCCGATATTGTATCTTCATATAACGATGCTAGAGGTGGTTGGTTTTTAAGAAGCGATCAAGCTGAAAAATTAGCTCATGTATTAAAGTCGGGTTATGTTAAACTAAATCATTAAGAGAGGACCCTAAATGTTATTTAAAAAGAAAGACGATATCTTGTTAAACACTAGCAAGATGACAGCCAGTGAAGTGATAGAAACTTACGCTAGGCTCAACCTGTTTCAAAAGGCAGGACTGCTTAGGCTATTGGTTAGAGATGTGATCTTTGAACACAATGATGAGCAGATCAGTGGACTGGAGTTCAACAGCATTGAAGTAGACGGAGCTATTATTACAGCCAAGTCAGAGGATTAGAGGCGGTTGGTTATTTTGCCAACCCTTCTCATGGTCATAAACTTCCACAGTTCAGGTATAGGTCGTAGATCGTTGTAAGCCATAGCAACACTAGGACCGCTACCAAAATCTACATCTTGGGCTTTCTCCAAAAACTCTTTTCTACCTACCCACCCTGCAACCATCACTGAGTCAGGGATGTCGTGAGGTGTGACAAGAATGGCTACATCAGCCTTGAAGTATTGCTTTTGTTTAAATAATAAATGCCCTGCTTGGGTAAAGGTAGCCTTCACATCAAAGGACACATCGTTGTCCCACATGTCAATGTTCATATCAATGCCACCCTTGTGGATGTCGTGATCTATCTGAAAGATTCTAGCTACAGCTAACTCACCTTTCACACCCAAGAGATCAATGTCGTGATCGGTTCGAGACTTGTCTCTTCTTTGATTCGCAACACCACTGGCTCTTGCCAACTGCCAACGCAAAGATGCTGCTTGTTCGCATTCTGATAAATCCTGTCTTGAAAATCTTACTATCATAATAATCCTTTTCTTTTTTTATAAGCATGAATGCCAACTCTAAACATGGTTCTAGCTGTGTCATTCGGTAAGTCGTGATATGCCAAGTTTAATAACCTGTTTGAAAGCATATACATACGCTGAGGCAACCACGCCACTGCAAGGTGGGTGATTGTCTCAATGCGTTTTTCCTCAAAGCCATATTCTCGTAAAAAGTCCTCTCTTTCTTTTTGAGTGTTAAACTCTGAAGCTTTACCTGCCCAGTAAATATGATCGTGAATGGGGCGAGGTAAACTTTTAGCCAATTACAAATCCGAAAGTTTAATTGGCACAATCTGATTGTGTAAGTTGTATGGTGTGTAAATACCTGTCTGCTCACACTTCAATAATAAATCCAGTGCTTGTTCATTCAGAGATCGACCATACTCTATGGCTTCAGGTTCTAACTCATAAACCACATATGGATATGGATGAGTCTTTTCTATTGCAAGAAACTGAAACCTATCAACCTCAGTCAAGCCTACATTCTTAGCTGCATCAAGATAGAAAGCTGCCTGTTGATGATAGCCAAATGTTTTAACTGAATGTTTAAAGCCTCTTGGTGAAGCGTCACGACAGGTTTTAAGATCAACAATCACATTGTCTTGCAACATATCGAAACGAGCTTTGCACAGATGCCCAAAGTAATCGAAGACTACTGATAGTTCAGTCTTGTCATCGCCTCTTGGTTTAAATGCATCAAGAACTTCACAGCGAGCTACACAAGTGTCATACAATTCTTGTGTGATAACGCTACGGTTACCAACAGAAGAAAGAAAGTCTGCGTACTCTTCTTTGCCTGCCTTGGTTCTTTTGTCAACCTGTGGTGCTATAACGAACTCATCGTCAAACACATGAGGTTCTAAAAATAAACAATGTTGTAATCTACCCTCAACAAAGAATGAAGCCTCACTGTCAGGCTTGACTTCATATTTATATTTATAAGGGTCTTTCATGATGGCTGAAAGATCATGTGATCTAAAAGCACCAAGATCATTGTATTCAGGGAAAGGCATGTCGTCATACACTCCCTCTTCGTAAACCACGACATCGAAGCGTGGTTCAAAATCTATTACATTACCCATGGTATAAAAGGGGGGCTACTAAATCTATTTGTTATGGAGAATCAAATATGAAATATATATCATGACCTAGTAGCCCAAACCGTTAAAACGGGATTTGTTCCTCGATTGATTTTTGACTGTCAGCCAAATTATCAAGAGAAGAAAACTCTGTTGACTCGTCTTTTTGGTATTTAGCACTTTCAGCTTTGTTAGATGCTACCACCTCAAAAGATTCATCGATCTTATTTTGAACCCATTCAGGTAAATTTACAAACACATCGCACATTTCTTTGTTGTCTTTTGCATACTCATCAACATCGAAAGCTACTTGCTCGTTTACTGTTGCAACTTTTTGCACACCACCTTCAGGGTGATAGACAGCAGTTACTTTTGGATTACCACCTGAAGTGTATTCAACTTCAAGTTCACAAGTGCATCCTAAGATGTTGGTTAAATCAAAACCCTTAAGCTCATCATCGGTAAACTTCTTATTACGCCATGCACATAAATGTAAAAACAAAGCAGACTTCTCATTTAAAGAAAGTGTGTATTGTTTCATGATTGAGAAAGGTTTGCCGTCTGCCATCTTCTCATCTAGTTCCCAGTATAAGAATACACTGTGACGCTTTTTGGTTTCACCCTCATAGGTTTCATTGTGTGTTCCCACATCAACAATTCTATAACAGGTTGCTTTGTATCTACCCTTGGCAATGGTTTCGTAACCACCGTTACCAGTTTCGCTTATTGTTAAAGCCATATTTTTTCTCCTCAATAAAAATAATTATTGTTTATTTATTCCAAACAAAGTATATTGTAAGGTATTCAACACAACATAATATAGAAGTTTCACAGAGAGGGCAAGTATGGGAATCAAAAATATTAAAGGCGGAGGCAAGGAGTATGAGAAACCCTTGACCATGGAGTCAATGGGTAAGTTCACAGAGTTCTTAAAAAAACATGGATTTGAACCAAAACATGACACACTGGAACCTAACCCCGAAAAACCACAAAGAGCATATACCGTGGTTAATAACAAAAGAGCTATGTCAGGTTACTATGCTTACTATGATAACTTTGGTACACCTATTGGTTTTGCCTCTGATTATCGAACAGGACAAACTCATAACTTTAAATTATCTTCACGGAAATCTTCCGAGGTCAACTATGAGGCACTGGAGAAATTCAGAGAACAGGCAAGACAAGACCAAGAACAAAAACATTTAAAGGTCGCAAAGAAAGCCAAAATGATTTGGGAAGCAGGTAAACCCTGTGACTCACATCCATATTTAGATTCTAAAAATGTACGCTCACACAACTTGAGAGAACACAATGGCAAGCTCTTGATACCCATCATTGATGAGAAAGGCAAGATGTGGTCGTTGCAGACGATCATGCCTGATGGATCGAAACGCTTTCTTGCAGGTGGTCGAACAGGGGGTTGTTTCTTTTTAATAGGCACACATTTAATCAAGGAAACAAAGAAGATAGGATTTGGTGAGGGTTACGCTACTTGTGCAACGATCTTTGAAGATCAAAACATTCCCATGGTGGTTTGTTTTAACGCAGGAAACTTGTTTTCTATTAA